ACTAATGTCAACAAATCTACCAATCTTGAAGAATAGGTTGATGCGATCTGCAAGATTCATCTCATTGATATCAAGATCCTTTACACTAAAGAAATCCTGAGAATGTAACTCACTGTATCCATTGAAGAATGTCTTTGCAATACCAAGATACTTACGCTTCATCAACTTCTCAACACGAGCATCTTCAACCACATTCACAACACCGTGTGGAAGTGGATTCTCGATTGACCAATCAAAATTAGGAGTAAAGAGTGCATGTGATACCTCATGACCAACGAGCATATCATATACTGAGTTGGTTGCTCTCTCCCATAATGGTAGTGTTAGAACACGAGTTTCAACATTGAATGATGCTGTCTCAACTTGCTTATGCTCTACGATGAGATCTTCAGTTGCAAGTAGTTTGGCAAGGGTTGATTTGATTTCTTGTAATGACATCTGTGTTTCTCTGTATATGGCCATAATACTGCAAATCCACCTTGCGAGGGTGGATAGTGTGCAACTTTTTTAAGTGGGCTAATCTTGCCTTTGCTTGTCGCAGGGCCTGCGGTTTCAAGGTTCTTTTCTGTTCTTTTTTTGAATGATGTTGCCAATTAGGAACTTTCATTGTTCTATAAGTATCGATAATATTTAGGATCTTGAAAAAAGAATACCTGATTTTTTCTATACTCATCACCAAAATAATGATTATTACAAACATCAACTCCATGAGGAAATTTGAAACCATCAAACAAAACTAGTCTGTTATATTTTGGTTCAATAGTTTTTAGAATATCATAGTTTTCTCTTAACCTCCATGGTTTATAATGTTCTGGAGCATCAGGTAATTCATCAGTAGTATCTGTAGAATACAAATTAGTTCCACACTCATCACTAAAATAAACTATTCCATTATAACCATCATCTTGATGAGGCCACCAAACATGATTTTTGTAATCATTAAAGTCATTAGCAAAGAATCTTTGCATATTTGTAATGATATCATAGGTAACTGGTTTTTGACCACATATTTGACCAAGAAAATTAACAACAGAATGAATTCTTTCATCTTCTTTGATAAGTCTTCTATCTTCAAAATGAATACTATTGTATGATGGTTTTTGTTCTATCTTATGTAAAGGTGTTTCTGGATCAAACAAGTATTCTTCAACTTCCTTTGGATGTAAATAAAAATTATCAATATAATAGATAACCGATTCTTGTAGTAGTTCTCTTTTTACTTGTAGTCTATGATTTAGTTTAAACATCATCTTTAAGAATATGAATCATAGGAACCCATCCTATGCTCATCATCATGGATATATCAGCTACATTATCATCAACTTCACCAGGTGTAAACTCTTTTACTGGTAAATCACCCTGACCAAACTTTTCTGCTAAACTTTTAACTGGAACAGATTCACCGTATCCTATAGGAATAGGGCCTGTAAGTGTGCTAGGAGCAAGAAAACGTATGGCAGTGCAGACATCATGAACGTGAATCCAATCTCTTTTATGATTCGTCACATAAGTTGCCTTTTTGTCTCTAAGTAACCCATACATCATATTATCTCTAGTATCGGGGCCATAGACCGTTGTGAACCTCATTCCGACTGAATTAGGAGGAGCCATCTGCTCATTGATCCACTTACTCATGGCATATGGGTTCTCCCAATAATTACCCTCCACTGCACTTGATGATGCATACAATAATCGAGTATCTGTTTCTCTACACCAATCAAACAATGGTTTTGCTTTGACTACGTTATTGATATAGTATGCGTCTGGAGATGCTATACTTTCCCGAATATCTGCCCACGCAGCAAGGTGAATGACTAGATCAAAGTCACCACCCTTAAAACTTGATACACAATCAGGATGATCTATGCCACGAACATGTGCATATCCTAGTTCTCTTCTCCAATCAGCAAAAACATGCCGACCAATAAATCCTTTGTGCCCTGTAATTAATACTTTCATGTCACTGGCCAATCAATAACTTTTCTAATCTGTTCATTATACTTCCATACTTCTTTGAGCATGTCAGCATTTACACCATGAGATTCCATCTGAACAATTAATGAGTTCAGATCTTTAGGAAAACATGTTCCACCAAATCCCCGATCATTATCTATACCTGGTACTTTGGTATGCGATTTTCCTATTCTACTATCTGCGGTAACTCCTTCACATACTTTATCATAATTCATTCTAAGTGTCGAACATAAATCATACAACTTATTGAAGTATGCTACTTTGTAAGCGAGGAATGTATTAGAAAAATATTTAATTGTTTCGCTTTCATCCGAGGTGGTAATGATACTTGGGATATGAGGGAAATGCTTGTTAAAGAAATCAACAAAATCATTGCATAGCTCAGATTCTCCACCGACAATGTTTCTTTCTGAGTTGGCAAAATCTTGGATTGCATTTCTTGCTGTTAAGAACTCTGGATTGTGAATTACATTATGACGTTCGTAATATTTCTTTGTTGTTCCAATCGGCACTGTAGATTTAATTACAAATGTTCCTGTGATATTATCTGGTAATCCCTCGAAAAAGTTATCTAATATTGATAAGTCACACTCCCCACCATATCTCATGGGAGTAGGTAAACATACAAATATAAAATCTTGTTCTATTACTTCACTCAGTGTATTGAGTGATCTATTCTTATCCGTGTCATAGACTTTACACGGTGTCTTGTCTCTAAAGTTCTGGTAAACTGCATTACCGACAAAGCCATTACCAACAATTCCAATCATGAAATAATCCTACTAAATCCTTTATGTTTTTCAAATCGAATGTGATCTTCAAACTTGTCTTCTAATCCATTCTTATGAGATATGATAAAGATGTTTGCATCCTTAATTACATATCTAATAATTTTCAAAAATTCTTCAGTGCCTGTAGCATCTAGTGAACTATCGAATACTTCATCAAGTATCATTAAGTTAGTTGCTACTGAATTTTTAAACTTAGCAACTTCCCTCCATGTAAAGAGAAGTGCTAAGTCGATTCGTTGTTTCTCTCCTTCACTAAAGGAACTGTATGAGAAATCCTCATGTATTGGGGATTCAATGGTTTCATTAAACTCCTCATCAAGAGTAAAATTTATGTAAAAATCCATCATCTGTAGATAACGGTTTACTTGCTGATTTATCAGTGGTAGATACTTCTTGATAATTTTAGTTTTAACTCCACCATCTTTTAGTAGTTCGTAAGTAAAGTTGTAGTATTTAATTGTTTCGCTGTGGGTTGCTAAGGACTCATAGGTCTCCTGTAAGGTTGACTTGAACTTTTCTAACTTGTTATGCTCAGTATTTCTGTTTTCAAGTTGTTCGGTAAGTGTTTGAATTTCACTTTCCAAATCTCGCTGTTGTCGTTGACAATTTGAGATAAGAGTATTGTTTTTAGAAATGCCATGCGTAAGTTTAGTGATCTCCTTTGATAGTGTGGTAAATTGACGTTCCCTTTCTTGTTCTTTTTTTATTGTTTGTTCTAGTTCTTGATAACCAGACTGCAACTCTTTTGCTTTTAATTGAACGTCTTTAATTTTATTTAAGCGAAACGATTCCTCTATAGGCTGGGTGCATGTAGGGCATGTTACATTATCAGTAAAGAACTTGTGTTCCTTAGTAATGGTTGCTACTTTGTTGGATATTTGACCCTTGTAATTGTTAAGTTTCGCTAACGTATCTGATCCATATCCCAACTTCTCCTGATCCTCTGTAAGACCAAAAACTGTGTCATTTGACCTTTCATTTTCCATAGTATAAACACAGATATCATCTGCCAAAGCATCCATCTTTTTCTTTTTCTTCTCTATTCTTTCATTACTATTAGTTTCTAATTCTTTGATAAAGTTCTCTTGCATTGCAACTTTATCATTAAGTGATTCTTTCTTCAATGTTAAAGTTTTGATATCATCCCTGACCAATCGGATCTTATCCTTGATGACATTATTCATTGCAGTAAAGATACGAATATCCAAGAGATCTTCTATCACATCCCTACGATTAGGCCCTGACAACTGCATGAATGGTATGAACGTGCTGCTACCCAGTATCACTATCTGAGTAAAAGACTTATAGTTCATCTTTACTACATTCTGTTCCAACCACTTTTGTTGCTCGTTGGCATTGTGCGATTGATCTAGAAGTTTATCGTTTCTCCATATCTCAAATATATTTGGTTTGATTCCTCTTATAATTTTCCAATTAGTGCTACCTATTGAAAACTCTACTTCCACTCTACAGTCTTTCTCATTCGTAGAGTTGAGTAGTTGTGATCTATTGATCTTACGATATGGCTTAGAAAACAATACAAAGGTAAGGGCATCTAATACAGTGCTCTTACCTGCACCATTATTACCAGATATCAAAACTGTTGACTTCTCTTGGAAATCTAATTCAATATATTGATTACCTGTGCTCAGAAAGTTTTTCCAACGTATCTTTTCAAATAAAATCATTAGGTTTGGATCTATTACTAGGTGGTATTACAATGTCATTTGGAGTTATGACAGTGTATTCATATCCGTGTGTTTCACATACCGACATCATCATATCGGGATCAACTTCTAAAACATGCATGTCGGGGAAGGATTCCTCCTCTAACAACATAGCATAACGACTTGCATCATCCTCTTCCTCAAAAAGATAAAGAACGTGATTTCCATCATCATCTTGAACGGAGTATGCTCCATCTTTTTCTTTGCCATCTATTGTTAGAATAAACATTACACTAACTCACAAGCCTCTTGATAAACATCTGATATCATATTTTGTATTCTAGATTTTTCAAGATCTATTTCAGACTCTTCAACATATCTGTTTAAGATAGAAAGAGTATTTTCTGATTCAAATGCTTCAAAGTCTTCGTTATCAATAAGTTGAAAGTTTTCAACTATCTTGAGTTCAAACACATTAGAATTATATAACTTATCTACGAATCTTTCAAACTTTGTTTGATCAGTTTTCTTTCTTACGATAAGTTTTACAATCTTATCATCATACTTCCGAGTATCGAAGGTTTGATGATTTGTATCCTCATAGTAAATATTATAGAACATTTTGTGAGGATTATCAATAGGAGTATGTTCTATTGTATCTGTATCAAAGATATGAAATCCACGAGTATCAGATATATCATTCCAATACATTTCATATGGATTACCTAAGTAATATATTTTACCATCATCAGATCTGGTATGATAATGACCTGAGTAAACTCTATCAAACTTATCAAAAGTTTTTACATCAGTTCCTTGATCCATAACAAAACCACGATGAATTCTAAATCCTTTACATTCAAGATGGCCCATTGCAACTTTAGACTTTGATTTATCAATCGCTTGCAATGTCATCTCTTCATTCTCAGAATTAATCCAAGGAATGAGTAAGATGTTTAAACCATCTATCTTAATATCAGTCGCTTCAGAATATATCTTGACATTATCATATTCACGCAACAGCAAATCCACTGCGTTAACATCATTTGTATTCTTATAATATGCAGTATGATTACCAACTATAGTATGAATTTCACAACCCATTTTCTGCAAACGATCATAGTAATTATCTTTTGCCCATGCTAGTGATGAGAAGTCAACTCCCTTTCGACTATCAAAGGTATCTCCCATATCAATGACAGTTGTTATACCTTCTCTTTCTAGGGTAGGAAAAAATGTATCATTATAAAATTTCAAAAAGTAATCATGAAAATGCTTTGAGTTCTTACGACACCCAAAGTGCTGATCTGTAATAATTGCTATCTTCATTAATATCTTAGTTTAGAGTGAACCGCATCCTTAATTTGATTATAGTCAGAAGCCTCTCCACCGTCATCTCCGTAGAAAACTTCATCATATCCTGATCTCTCTAAGATTTTATTTTTAATTTCAAGTTGTCTTTTCTCTCTTTGTATTCTGCGGAGAAATGCATAATGTATAATCTGCGTAAAGTAAGCAAAAGGATTCTTGGATTTCTCAGGATTAAAATTGTGTATATACTGAACGCAATTTTCGATTCCATCGGAGATCATATCCTCCTTGAACATGTAGTTTACGAAGTTTGGTTTAAATGATAAGTGATTGGCAATTTTTAGAAAACAGTCTCCAATGTATCGAGGGATGACAGGTTTTGGTTTATCCTGCAGTTTAGCAATCTCAACATCTTCCCGATATCTAATTAGAGCAGCTAAAAACTCCTTATTGTTGACATAGTGTTCTGACCTCTTTCTTTTTGCCATAGTGCCTGTTCTGATCATAAGTCTTAATCACTATTATGTAGTATAGTATAACACTTTTACAGACAGTTGACAAGTTATGTCAAATCAGTTACAATAACCTTTGTGGAGGTTCAAAGGAAATATATTAGCTCTTTTTATTATTATTATTTGATTTATAAAGTTTTTCTAGAATATCTTTAGCATCCCTTACGTTGGATATATACCCCATTTTTCTACTTAGTTTTGGTTCACCCTTTTTCATTTTATCTGAATCTGCAACAAATTGTTGAAACATAGAGATCATATGAACATCAGATGATTCTGATATAGTTAATATATCTGCTTTATCAATAATAAACATATCTTCTCTACTAGTCTTTAACCATGGTTCTACTTTGTAACCGACTAGGCCACCTTTTGCTTTTACCTCTGTTGCCATTACAGGATTTGAAAGAACGAGCATCGTGCGATCTTCCTCTTCAGACACTGCTACTTTAGCGAAAATCTCTTCGCCATTTTTAAATTTGATTGTTGCGTAAAAATCGTCTTCCATCTTACTCCTTTAATTGTATTGTAATGATGTCATAATTAAAATTCTCTTCATTGTATATTTTGATTCGTTCAATAAGATGATTTAGTGTGTAATTTTTTCTTGATTTATAAGAGCAATCATCAGAGATGTCGTATAAAATAGCTTTGGTCTTGTTAGTTCCTTTTCGGAGTACTCTTCCAATGCTTTGGAGATTTCTAACTCTAGACTTTGAAGGAGAGGCAAAAACAATGTTATGGAGGTTTTTGATATTGATTCCAGTTGAAAACGTTCCATAAGATGCAATGATAATAGCGTTTACTTCTCTTTCAGTAATTTCACGAATGAGTTCTCGCTCTTCAGCATCGACTCCACCATGAACAAAGAACACCTTGCGATCTTCTTTCTTATCAGTATTTATTAAACTGTATAGCACTGCACCATGAGTTTGTACTCTACTATACAATACTAGTGTATTACCTTTTAGATCAAGAGTCAAATTTTTAATAAAGTTATTTCTCTGTGTATGTGTGATTAAATATTGTAACTCATCTTCATAGGTTTCAAACTTTTGTGGTGAGTGCTTAAGCACAAGACACTGAATATCTAACTGAGAAAGATGCCCTTGTTTCATTAGTTCATCTGTTTTAGTTACTTTGTATGATGGGCCAAATAGACCCTCTAAGACCCATTTATGCGTCTGTGTGCCGTCTAAAGTTCCAGTGAACCCAAACCTATACTTAGCATGATGTAATTTTGTCATTATAGATATTAATGACTTACTCTTAAACAAGTGAGCTTCATCTCCTATAACTACATTGTAGTCTTCAAAGAATGATTTTTCTAACTTATATACAGACTGCCATGTGGTAATAGTCACGGGAAACTCATTGGTTTTCTCTCTTCCAGAATATATGCGGTGACAAAATGACTCAGAATCCCAACCATAATCCTGAAAATCTTTATACATCTGCTCTACGAGAGATGTCGTTGGAACAATTAGAAGTATTTTTTGGCCTTTATCAATGTAATATCTTACAAGAGAATAAATCATCAAGGATTTACCTGAAGCAGTGGGTGATATCAATAGCTTTCTATTATGTTTTAGAGCATCATATACTCCCTCGACTTGGTATTTCCTTGGGGAGTGAGAGCATATGGCACTCATGTAATCCTTGACACCCTGATATGATATTCCCTCATTCTCTTCGTAGGGAACTCCATAATATTCATTTTCTACAAACTTATAACTATAGTCGTGCTTCTTACAAAAGGCTACGATTCTATCTAACAACCCAACATAAATTCTTTTTGATCTTAAATCAAATAAATGTATTTCACCATTCCAATTACGATTCCTATATTGAGGCATAAACTTTGCACCCTCAACTTGGAATGTGAAGTGATCTCTTAACTCATACTCGATATGAGGTTCTGCATTTACTCTAAGAAATACTTCATTCGCCTTGGAAATAATAACATTCGCTGATGTATCAATCACATAGATGCATGAATCTATATGTATTTATCAGCCCTTGTCAACCCAATCCTGATTGGAATCTCATGAATTCTATAGCATTCTTAATCTGATACGTTCTGTTCTGTATCACTTTGAGAATGCTTTCTAAGTATACCAACATTGTGTCATAGTAGTCTATCTTTAGTGACACAGTTGACAATTTCTCATCAGCATCGAGATACTTTTGCATTGTATCTTTGTCTCGTATTTTCTTTGGAAACGGGTTTTGTATATAAACATCGGGAGCGGCTTTGCCACTAAAATACTCATACCGTTCGTGACGGATATTCTTTCTTTGTTGTTCTGCTTTCTTTCTTAGTAGGAAAACAGTATTATATAATTCAAAGTATTTTGCATGTAGAGATGGGATATTCAAAGATTCATCATGTAGATTATCTCTATCGATTTCTGCGTCTTTTACCCACATCTCTTGAAGTGATTCAAGAGTAATACTCATAAAGGATTGTTAGAAATATCAGTAAGGTCGTACATAGTATACTTGAAACTTACCTCTGCTGTAAAGTATTCTATGTCTGTATCCGTAGCATCAAATGCTAGGGTTGATAATGAATATGGAAATAGTTCTCTAAAATTAACATTAAACTTAGCAACTAGATTACTACTTAATATTTGTAGTGTTCCGTCTGAATAGATTTGATCACCGAATGACGCATATCTCTTTGGTAAATTATTTCGACCATCTTTCTCAAAATCATTGAACTCCTGTATGCTTTCTGGAAAACCTAAACCACGCATCCATTTTTGAATTTCCATGTAATTAGTAAGATCTTCGTCAACGAGAAATCTTAATGATAAATCTCCAAAATCTAATTTATCACCTGGTGTTGGTATGTCTCTAAGATAATTTGTTTGTAATGCTACACCTAGACTTATATCTGGTATATTTGCTTGATTACAAAAATATGCAACACCAGGTGATCTCTGTAGATTAAACTTAAAACCTACTGGTGCTAGAAAATTTCTATTTTGTATTTGTGTTGGGCCTACTCTCTCTGCCATTAGTTCATACAGGTCTCCTTATGTATTTAGTGTCATTCCCTCGTTCCAATTTTTAAATGAGTATGGAGTTACAGTGGCATAAAATTTATGTTTGGTTGATCCACCATATGAAACAGGTATACAATCTGATATTTTACTATACTCTAAAAAATTATTAAATTCTTCATCTTCAAATGTCAATGATTTTGCATATTCCCAGAAAGGTGTATCATACTTTGATCCAAATTGATAATGCCATAAAACAAAATTTTGAACTTGTTGCACATATTTTCTTATATCTTCTTTAACATGAACAGCACTAACTCTACCTTGCAGATAATAATCAAATACTGCTCTTGCCATCTCAAGATATACTTGGGATGATGTTGATTCTAACGGCTCTAAGAAAAATAATCGATTACCATTCAAAAATATTCTATTATCTATAACAGGTTCTTTAGCGACATAATTTTTATATTCAATATTTGTTGTGATTTCTACGTCAAACATATCATTAAGATTTTTTTCTGCTTCTTCTCTTGAAGTTATATTAGAATTGTAACAATATCCCATGCTACCAGAATGTGATTCTGCTGCAGGAATTATAAATGACCATCCATCGGGAGTTGCAACATGTCTACTCCAATTTGTTTTATTATCAAAATTGGGTTTTGCTAATATACATGCATTAGTTGGATTAATTAGTTCATCATAATTAGATGCATCATCAGGTTTTCCTCTACAGTCAAAAACATAATCTGAATCTACATCTTTAGGATCTACAGTATCTTCAATAACTTTAAAAAGTTTAGATTCTAAAATAGATTTTCTCATTGCTATAGGGCAAAAATGCATTGCTAAACTATCTGCAGGAAAATCATGAAATACTTTATCATTTACTTTACCCCATCCTTCATATAATATCCCAGTTTTAAATGTGGCATTC